AGCGTTTATCACACAGGTGATACAGCTCAAGAACCCGCGACGGTGGGAACTTGTCAGATAGCCATAGCGATACGGCCATAGGTGTTACGTCAAACGCCTCGGCAATTTGGCGCTGGTTTCCAATTGTGCGTAGTGCTTCTGCTTGAATTTTAGTTGTCATAATGCTTTCCTCGATTAAAGTGATATTGATTATAAAGTGTAGGTTGACAAATCGTAAAGCATTCAATTATATTGCTCCCACTCGCTTTGAGCAATCAACTGGAGAACTAAAATGGCTTTAAACTTAACGCTCGGAAAAGACGACATCTTCATCACTACGGATGGACTAGTCGCTAAGATTACTGAGATAAAAAGAGAGGCATCCGGCAGACCGGTAATGCAACTATCTATAGTAGCCCCAAGCACCACAGCAATTACGCGGATTATGAGCGCAGAAACAGACGCAATTGTTGATAAGAAAATAGAGGTCATGCAGCAGTGGACTAGCTATCCTGCGGTTGAGAAGGGGTTGACTGAATTATTATGGGATGATTAGTTGCAATCTGTAAAACAATGCTTTATCATTATCGGTAAGTTAATTAATCAACGGAGAATAAAATGACACATTCACACAAAAAAGACTGGGACTTGGCGGAAGCTAAACTGCGCAAAGCGCATGACAGCTCTGAGGAGATGGTCGCTTATCGCTATAATCTAGGGGTCGAACACTGCACCCAAGGTTTAAAACCAACCAACCAAAACCATGACTACCTTCGTGGTTATGGTGACCAATATGCGTATGAGCAAGCTGCCAGCGCGGAGGATAAATAAGATGACTATTCAACAATCTGTGAAACAAATGCCTATTATTCAGGCCAATCTCGTCGCACCGAAAGGACAAACAAATAGCTTCGGCGGTTACAAGTACCGTAGTTGTGAAGATATTCTTGAGGCTGTGAAGCCCTTGCTTGCTGGTATTGAGGCATCAATCAGTGTTACCGATGAGATGGTTATGCTGGGTGACAGGTTCTACGTGAAGGCTGTGGCCTGCATTACTTTTTCCGACGGGTCATCAGCCTCTGGCGCAGCTTACGCTCGTGAGCCGCTAAGTAAGAAGGGTATGGATGAGGCTCAGATTACTGGGGCGACCTCAAGTTACGCTCGTAAGTATGCACTGAATGGCCTGCTTGCCATTGATGATACTAAAGATGCTGACACCAAGGACAACCGTGAAGCAGCAGTAGTTGAGCCGTTGGAACTCAAGTATGTCACTGCCTTGAGCATGGCGGCCACAATGGATGAGCTTGCCGCTGTATGGGGTGAGATATCATCTGATAAGTCTGTCAAAACAGCCAACTACACCACGCTCAAGAATGAAGTCAAGGCGAGTTTAAAGTAATGGCTCTGGATGAGCGCAGGAAGGGTCGATTAACCGCGTCGAACTTTGGCGCAGCGATGGGCCTTAATCCGTACATGAGCCGACAGAAGCTGTTTCGTACAATCAAAGGTCTTGAGCCGAAATTTACCGGCAATGAGATGACTGAATGGGGTAACAGGCATGAGGCTACCGCTGTGGATGCGTATGAGGCCGACCAAGGTGTTTTAACGACTAAGAGTGGTGATGACCAGCAGTTCGTTATACCTGAAACCATGGACTGGGTGGGCTGCACGCCAGACGGCTATGTATTTGACACTAGATTAATCGAGGTCAAATGCCCTTGGTCCAAAATGTATGAGGAAATACCCGCACATTATATGGCGCAAATGCAGGGCCAGATGATGATAACTGACAGGGATGAGTGTGATTTTGTGGTCTGGTATCTTGAAGATAAAGAAGAAACAGACTTGAGCAAAGCTGAGCTGGCAATTTGGCGCATTAAGAAAAGCAATGATTATTGTAAAGCGATGCTTGTATTACTAGAAGATTTCTGGCACAGTGTGCAAGAAGATGAGGAACCAAAAAGACGTAAAAAACCGATTATGCCAACAGTGGCATACGAACTATTATTTTAGGAGATGAAAATGAAGTTATCAATAGCAGTATTAGCAATGACGGTCAGCATGTGTGTGAGCGCTGAAACTTATCTTGAGTCACAAGATGGAAAGTACCTCGGCCAGTTGGGCGGTAGCAAATACGATGCAAACTCAACGAGCAACCCTTACGGACGTTATGGCAGCAAGTACAGCCCTGACAGCATAAACAATCCTTACGGCCGGTATGGCAGCAAGTACAGTAACGAGTCGCCAAACAATCCATATGCGACTCAACAGCCCCGAATTATCAACCGATAAACAATTACATCATAGGAGAACAAAATGAGTATAGGAATTAGCATGAGCATCAACGTAAGCGAGATTGATAAGGCCCGGTTATATCAGGGCAAGAAAGGTAAATACTTAGACATCACTTGCTTCATCAACGACGAGTTGGACCAATACGGTAATCGCGGAATGGTGACCCAATCAGTCAGTCAGGACGAGCGCGCAGCGGGAGTTCGCGGCAACATATTAGGCAACGTATCTGTGTTCACCGGCACTGAAGCCAAGTTCATTCCCAAAGGTGCGCCAGCTCAGCCTGTCGGCCCCGCACCGGAACTGGACGACGACATATTCTAAACAGCCAAGGATACTTTTGGGCGGCAGTTGCTGAGTCGCTACACAAGCAATTATGACTAGAGCCTTGGCTGGTGTCTTTATTCTCTTAAATAATTGTAAGCAGCAGGAAATCACGAAAGGCGCAATACACGAATTGGGGTGTGTTGCGTCTTTTTTGCATATAGGGGTTGTACAATCTAAAACAATGCTTTACTATGTAGGTAAGTTAATAAATCAACGGAGAAATAAAATGACTAGCAAAACAGACCAAAGATATATCATGGACACTTTATGCCTAGAGTGTGCAGTAGCAGAGGACGTTGCAAGAGAGAGTCTTTATTATTTTGAATCTGCAAAAGTGAAAGGTAAGTGGTTTGTAGTAGATAAAAACGACTTCATCGCAAGAAAAGAAGATAAAAACCATAAGGTTAAAGTTTGGGCAATAAAAGATTTTAATAAATCAACGGAGAAATAAAATGAACGACGAACATTTAGAATTATTATGGGAGTTACTCACTGAAGGTCATCTGCTCGCATTGACCGCCCGCCAATACGAGGGGCTAAAACACCACGACTTAAATCAAATAAAAGTTGTCTTTGATGGTCAACGCTACAATGCGCAAAAAAAAACTAACCAAAGGGAAATAAAATGAACGTTAAACAAAGCATGACCCAATTAAGAGATGACCCAGCATATAAATGGTGCGTTGATAATAATGACGTTGAGAATATGCAATTGGTATTAAAGGCGCAGGGCTTCTCGTCATATAACTATGAGTTTGCACAGCAAATGATTATTAACGAACACAAAGGAAAATTGGAGGAGATATAAAATGAAAATTGAAAACATTACGCACAAAAAGGTCAAGGCAGAGCTGCTCGGTGGTGGGTCTGTGGACCATGGGTTTGGTGGTGAGTATGACTTCAAGGAGGTCATTGCATCAGCAGGACTTGATGAAACCCTAAGATATCTATCCGCGAGAGACTTATCTCTTGGTGAACTTTCGGAAGCAGCGCAGAAGATTAAGTTCCTGCTATTGGCTTCAATGGAAGATGTTGCAGAGGAGCTGGTGGAGAGTTGGGATGAATAACACTAGCTACTTGAATGAGAAGCTCGCAAGGCAGGCAAAGCAGATTGACAGGCTTAGGCGTGACATGAGCGCAATGCAGGCGCAAATGGACAAGCTGATGGGTGATAACTTCCAAGTCTATCTTGACCAAGCAATCAGAGATGGCGTGGCCAACTACGAAATTAAGGAGTTAATGGACAATGAATAAGTTATTAGCCTTTGCTATCTTGTTTGGTTGCGTGTTAGCGCTAAACAGCATCGCTCCAGAACCCCCAATGGGCGATACCTACCCAACCACACGTTATGAGAAATGCATGGTCTTATACGGCGATACAGAGAGCGAGAAGCTGTGTGACGAGGAGAGGGATTAGAACACCTCCTCGTCACCATACATTCCGTAGTCGAGCAAGCCTATACCTCCTAAAGAGAACGCAACATCTCTGAACAGTTTCATTTTAGCTGCTCTCTCAGCCTCGT